GGGCTGTATACCTCAGACAAAGAAAGCAGGTCAGACTGGGAAAGGGCTTATATCGACGGCTTGGATCTTCTTGGTTTAAAGCATGAAGACAGAACTGTCCCTTGGGATGGTGCCTGTGGTGTCTTCCATCCCCTCCTGACTGAGTCTGTTATTAAATTTCAGTCTCAGGCAATACAGGAAATTTTCCCGGCTAGTGGCCCCGTTAAGACATCTATTATTGGGCAAATAGATGACGAGAAGGAAAAGCAGGCCCACCGAGTTCAGAACTACCTGAACTATCTCCTGACAGAAAAAATGACGGAATATCGCAGCGAAACAGAGAAGATGTTGTTTTCTCTGCCGCTGGCGGGGAGTGCGTTTAGAAAGGTTTACTATGATTCGAGTATGGGCAGACCTTGCAGCATGTTTGTTCCTGCTGAGGATTTTGTTGTTAGCTACGGGGCATCCGATCTTGTTACCTGTGAACGTGCAACCCATGTTATGCGGAGAAGTGTTAACGAGGTAAGGAAGTTGCAGGTCTCCGGGTTCTATCGAGACATGGATTTACCTGCTTCAAGCCCAAATATTGACCGTATTGAGGAAAAATACAACAAGCTTACTGGTGATTCCAGCAGCTATGACTACGACTCAAGGCATACAATCCTTGAGATACAGGTTAATCTGGATCTTCCCGGCTTTGAAGACAAAGACGGGGGTGAGCCAACAGGAATTCAGCTGCCTTATGTTGTCAGCATAGATTTATCTTCTCGTCTTGTTTTGGCTGTTCGCCGTAATTGGTATGAAGGCGACGAGCTTAAATTAAAACGTGAGCATTTTGTCCATTACCAGTACATGCCCGGGCTGGGCTTCTATGGATTTGGGTTAATCCACATGATTGGAGGGCTTGCCAAGTCGGCAACCTCATTATTAAGACAACTGGTGGATGCTGGCACCTTATCTAACCTCCCCGGAGGACTAAAAGCCAGAGGATTAAGGATTAAGGGCGACGATACCCCGATTATGCCCGGAGAATTCCGGGATGTAGACGTCCCCGGCGGTACAATCAAGGATAATATCTCATTTTTGCCTTATAAAGAGCCGAGCAACGTCCTTTATCAGCTAATGGGAGACATTGTAGAGGAAGGCAGGCGATTTGCGTCTGCTGCCGACGTAAAGGCTGCGGATATGAACGCAGAAGCGCCTGTTGGCACCACTTTGGCAATTTTAGAGCGTTCAATGAAGGTTATGAGCGCGGTTCAGGCCCGATTACACTCCTCTATGAGGGTGGAATTACGCATTTTAAGCCAAGTTGTTCATGATTTTGGGCCAGAAGAGTACCCCTACGCGACCAAAGGGGAGCAAGTCGTTAGTTCTGACTTTGATGACTCGGTAGATATCATTCCTGTCAGCGATCCTAATGCCGGAACGATGGCGCAGAGGATTATGCAGTACCAAGCGGCGTTACAATTGGCCGCCCAAGCCCCGGAAATGTACGATATGCCGCTATTACACCGGCAAATGCTGGATATTCTGGGCATTCAGGACGCAGAGAAGATTGTTCCCAACGAATCTGACGTTAAACCAACAGATCCGGTCAGTGAGAACATGAATATCATTAACGGCAAGCCTGTTAAGGCGTTTATTTATCAGGATCATGAGGCCCACATCCAGACTCATATGGCATTACCTGAAAATCCGAAAGTTATGGAGGTCATGCAGAAAAGCCCGAACGCAAAAACCGCAATGGCCGAAATGGCAGCACATGTTCAGGAACACTTGGCCTTTCAATACAGAATGCAGATTGAAAAAGAACTGGGTGTCCCGTTACCTGCCCCAGATGAAACGCTGCCAGAAGATATTGAATACAGAATATCAAGGCTTGTTGCCCCCGCAGCGGCCCAGCTCTCTGGGAAAGCGGCCCAAGAACAACAGATGGCGCAACAGCAAGAGCAGATGCAAGATCCTATTATTCAAATGCGCCAGAAGGAACTTGAGCTGAAGCAGGCAGACATACAGCGCAAAGCAGAAGCGGAGATGGCTAAAATCCAGCTTGATATGCAAAAAGCAATGGCTAAAGCGCAGTTTGACCAACAGAAGCTGGAGCAGGATGGTCAGCTAGAAGTAGCCAAGCTTGGGGTGAGGGTAGCAGAAACAAATACTAAAGAAGAACTAGAAGCGGCCCGTATAGCCTCCCACAAACAAGTGGCCGGGGCCAAGATAGGAATTGATATCGCAAAACAGATGACAGATAAATGACAAAAGAATTAGATATACTTGCTGTTAATGGTATTTTTGACTATTTAAGGTCAAATATTCGTGATCAGATGAACGAGCTAAGTGATCATCTCAGCGACGGGGGTTGCAAAGACTATTCAGATTATACAAAATGCTGCGGAATTATACAGGGTTTGGCCCTAGCTGAGAGAGAAATACTCGATGCAAAAGATAAATATGAGAAGCTTTAATAGTAAAGCAGCTAGATTTTTTAGATGTGTGAAATGACTCTGGGCATTTTCCCAGTGCAATGACTCTAGGCATTACCTAGTGCAAAACGACTTTGGGCGTTTCCCAATGCAAGGAGGAAAAGTGAGCGAACTAGCTAAGCTTTCGGAGCAAAGCGAAGAAGATGATGCTCAATACGCGAGCCAATTACCAAGCCCTCGGGGCTATAAGATATTGATCGCGCTTCCAGACCCAGACAGGGCGTATGATGGTGGCATACTGAAAACTACCAAGACTGTTCAGGATGAAGAAGTTGGGTCGATTGTGGGGATGGTTCTCGAAATGGGAGCCGATTGCTACAACGACCTAAAACGATTCCCCTCTGGGCCTTTCTGTAAAAAAGGCGACTGGATACTTATGAGGTCTTATTCTGGAACCAGATTCAGGGTTCAGGGAAAAGAGTTTAGGCTTATCAACGATGATAGCGTTGAGGCCGTAGTGGAAGACCCAAGGGGGGTTGTTAGAGCATGAATGAAGCAGAAGAAAGAGATAGCGATCTTTACCAAAAACCCGCCAGCGCAGAAGATAAGTTTTTTGGCGTTAAAACGGTTGTAGAAAAGAAAAAGAAAAAGCCTGTTGTTGAAGAAGATTCAGATATTGAGGTAGAGGTTATTGAGGAGCGCCCTGCAAAAAAGAAGGGGCCAGCAAGAGCTAGAGGCTCAGATCCTGATGAAGCTGAAGACGAAGAACTTGGCCGGTATTCTGAAAGAGTTCAAAAAAGGCTAAATAAGTTAAAGTTTGACTATCATGAAGAGAGAAGGCAAAAAGAAACCGCCGAGCAAATGCGCGAAGAGGCGGTTGCTGTTGCTCAGCAATTTGCGACTAAAACCAAAGAACAGGAAGCTCTTATTGCAAGAGGTGAATCGGCTTTAGTTGACCAGATAAAAGAGCGAGCCCAAGTGTCTTTGCAAAGTGCCGAGAACGCCTATCGTCAAGCTTACGAAGAAGGCGACACTGATAAGATTATCAGCACCCAGCAAAAGATGAACAAGTCTCAGACAGAGCTTCATGATATAGATCGCTATAAAACCAGCATGGATCAGCAGGCTCAAAATCAGCGGGCTTATCAGGAGCAAAACTACCAGCAGGAGATTGCCAGAAGGGCGGCTCAAAATGTAGCCTACCAACAACAGCAAGCCCCGCAGGTAACCCCACAGGCACAAGAGTGGGCAGAAAAGAATGATTGGTTCATGAAAGAGGGTCATGAGGAAATGACAGCCCTTGCTTATGGATCACATACAGCAGCGGTGAGACAGGGCATGGCCCCGTCCACCGAGGAATACTTTTCTTATATAGATGATAGTATGAGAAATGCTTTTCCAGATTACGGCTGGGTGGATAATGGCGGCCAAAATAGCCGTGGTGAATCCGTGACACACAGTCGGCCTTCGTCGGTGGTGGCACCCTCCTCTAGGAGCAATGGTGCTAAACCGCGCTCAGTACGGTTAGAACCGTCCGAAGTCTCTCTCGCTAAGAGGCTTGGGATAACTAATAAGCAATATGCCGATCAACGGATCTTACTTGAAAGGAGAACGAATGATGGCTGAAGAGCGCACTCCAAGAGAAAACGAAATGCGAGAAATGGGAGAGTGGTTGTCTAGCGACGACTGGGTGCCTGCCTCTATCTTGCCAGTCCCCCATAAAATAGAGGGTTGGACGCATAGGTGGGTCAGGACTAGAGTGTTAGGTCACTCTGACAACATTAATGTCTCAAAGATGATGAGAGAGGGTTGGGAGCCATGTAAGTTTGACGACTACCCCGAAATGAAGCTACTAAGCTCAGATATCGATTCAAAATTTGTAGGTAATGTTGAGATTGGCGGCTTGTTACTCTGTAAAGCACCAGAAGAGAAAATTGCTGCTAGAACGAGACACTTCCAAAAAGTTGCAGCAGATCAAATGGAATCTGTAGACAACAATTTCTTGCGTGAAAATGACCCTCGTATGCCTCTCATGAAACCCGAGAGAAATACGAGAACAACCTTTGGCAGAAATTAACTTTGTTTTTACGGGGTTGATTTCTAATTAGTAAGGAGGCCAATTATGGCTACCACTGCGACCCCAACGGGGGCAGAACCTACTGATACTCTTAGCGCGAGCGGTTCCTTTACAGGCAAGGTTCGTCATATTAAGATTGCAAGTGCTTATGATACTGCAATATTTTACGGAGATTTCGTACAAATAGTTTCATCAGGCACAGTAGAGAAAGCAGCAGTAACAACATCTGTTGCTGCTGGCATTGTTGGTATCTTTGTAGGTTGTACCTACACCGATCCAAACTCTAGCCAAATGACGTTTAGTCAACAATGGACAGCCAGTACAGTGGCTTCAGACGCTTATGCGTATGTTGTTGATGATCCTAAACTGTTATTTCGCATGCAAGCTGACGAAGCAATTGCCCAAACTGGACTTGGAAACAA